TGGTGTTTATCAATTCCGTGTAACCCCTTACAGCGCTTTGGAGTTTGCAGGTGTTGCAACAACTCAAAACAAGACTATCGTTGGTTTCTCACAAGACCCTCAAGACCCTTCAGGGTTCTCAGGTAACATTAATGAAGGTCAAATTAACTTGACTTGGGATGCACCTAGTGACCTTGATGTTCTTTATGGTGGTTACTCACAGATTCGATTCCATGCGGCTACCGATGGTACAGCTTCTTGGGATACTTCGAGTATTCTTGTTGAAAAGCTTTCTGGTAATACTACTAACAAAACTGTTCCTACGCTTAAAGGCACTTTCTTTATTCGTTTCTATGATGCATTTGATAACTTCTCAGCTAACGCTGTAGGTTTTGTATCTACGTTTGAAGACCAGACCTTTAACTTAATTGACACTATCGATGAAGACGCGGGTGGTTTTGCAGGTACTAAAACTAATTGTTCTGTTGTATCTGGTAACCTTGACTTGAACTCTGGACAAACCAATATGCTTTATACCTTTGCCAACACTGTTGATTTAGGTGAATTAACTACTGTTCGTCTTGTTCCTGATTTAGATGTTTCTGTAACCGTTGCAGGTATTACTGTTGCTACTTATTCTAATGTTGGTAATGTAGATAACTTTGCTGGACCACTGGCAAATGCTTCTATTCAAGTACAGGTGAGAACAAATGATTCTGCAACAGGTGGCACATGGTCAGCCTGGAGTCTTTTAACTATTGGTAGTTATACTACTAGAAGGCTTCAATTTAGACTTAATATTATTACATCTGATGCTAACACTGCGGTGAGTGTTGATAAGCTTCATATCGATTTAGATAAGAAAGACATTATTAAGACAGGTACATCCACAAGTAGCTCAAGCGGAAATACTACAGTTACTTTTGCAACTCCGTATTATGCAGGTATCTCAGGGACAGTAGTTCCTAGAGTTGGATTCCAAGTAATAGGCGGTAATGCAGGAGACAACGTAGTTATCACATCAAGAACAAAAACAGGCTTTACATTCTCTGTATATAACAGTGGTGGAAGTCGTGTAGTAAGAACAATAGATTACCAAGCGATTGGTCAATAAGGAGAATTAAATGTCACAAGCAACTATTACAATGGACGCAAACCAGAGTGGTACAGCTTATACTTCTGACCTTTCAGATGCTTTAGCTGCTATCGATACAGCACATGCTGGCTCTAGTGCTCCAACGAATGAAGTAGCTGCAGGTAAACTGTGGCTAGACACATCAAATACACCAGTACTAAAAATCTATAACAACGGTTGGAAAACCTTATTCACAGTAGGTTCTACTAACGTCACTTTAAGCTTGCCAACTGTTTCTGCAACAACTTTGTCAGGAACTAATACGGCTATAGGGGCGGGAACAGGCACTAGCTTAGATGTCACTGGCGCTTTGGAAGGTGGAACCGTTAATTCGGTTGGTGCTCTGACAGGTGCTAGCGGCTCTGTAACAGGTAACTGGTCATGCGCTGATTTTACATGTGATAGCGTTGCAGTATCAGGCAATGTGGATGGTCGTAATGTTAGTGTAGATGGTACTAAATTAGATGGTATTGCATTAAATGCAAACAACTATAGCCCTCCTCAAGCCATTGCGACTACTAGCAACGTTACTTTTAATCAAGTCACTGGTACTACTAAACTGATTACAAATACTATTGATAACCGTACTGGCACAGACGTAGATGTTACTGCTAACTTAGATGTTACAGGTACTATTACTGCATCAGGTAACATCACAGCTTTCTCTGACGTTAGTTTAAAGTCTGATATTAAGACTATAGACAACGCCCTAGAGAAAATCATGCAAATGCGTGGTTGTGAATTTGTTATGGCGGGTGTAGACTCTATCGGTGTTATAGCGCAAGAAGTTGAGGAAGTTGTTCCACAGCTAGTTACTCATCATGAAAAGCATGGCTTAAAGTCAGTAGCTTATGGTAACATGGTAGCAGTATTAATTGAAGGTATGAAAGAGCAACAAGCTCAAATTGAAGATTTGAAAGCTCGTATTAAAGTATTGGAGAAATAAATGTCAGCACTACTAACAGTGCTTGCGCCTATCGTTGGGGATGTCCTGAAAAAGGTCATCCCTGATGGCGACAAGTCAAAAGAAATAGAAAGAGAAATCCGTTTAGGACTTCTTGAAAATACAGATAGCTTAGAACAAGCCCGTGCTTCTATTATTAAAGCAGAAGCGTCTTCGGGAGGATTCTTAACGTCTTCTTGGCGTCCTATCCTTATGTTAGTCATCACTGCTATTGTAGCAATGAACTATCTTATTACACCTATCATCAAAATATTCTACCCTGAAATGCCTATGCTAGACTTACCAGAAGAACTATGGAACTTACTAACTGTAGGTGTTGGTGGTTATATTGTTGGTCGTTCAGGCGAAAAGATGATTGATAAGTGGAGTAACAAATGAAATTTACATCAGTAAAAAATTCCTTAACAGGTATGTTTAAGAAACCTAAACCTCAATTTGATTGGAAATTCGGTGGACGCTCTTTACAAAAGTTACAAGGTGTTGACGACAGGCTCGTGCGTGTTGCTCATCTTGCACTTAGATATAGCCCAGTGGACTTTGGAATCACATGTGGATTACGCAGTCAGGCAGAACAGAACCAACTCCGTGCGAATGGTAAGTCGCAAGTAAAGCGTTCTCGTCATCAAGACGGTATGGCAATAGATATTGTTTGTTATGTAGACGGTAAAGTAACTTGGGATTTTAAACATTACATGGTTGCTGCTCAAGCTATTGCTTTAGCTGCTCGTGAGTTAGATGTTGAAATTCGTTGGGGCGCTGCATGGAATGACCTTCTTAACCATAAGGATGCGTCTGCTGCCCATACGGATTATGTATTTATGCGAAAGGCTCAAGGTCGTACCCCTTTTATAGATGGTCCACACTTTGAAATCCCAAAAGAATAAATACTGACCTATTATGATATAACATATAAAGAGACAGGGAAACCTGACGGTCTCTTTTTAAGGGCAGGGTCTAATTAGGCTCTGTCCGCCCTTATTTATAACAAGAAAAATACTGCCCCCTTATGAGGGTTAGGGGGTTCCTTTAAGGATTATTTATAAATATATTTAAAGGATAAATATGTTTATGTATAATCATTAATAAACAATAACAATAGAAAGGTAGCTTTATAATGGCTAAGTTAAGAAAACCTTCTAAAGCTGTCAAGAAGAGTGTTGCTGACCCAAGTGACTCGTATCACAGCTTAAAGCCTTTATGGAAGAAGTCTCGTAGTATCCTACAAGGACAATCCCATGCTAAAGGTCATGATGAATTCATTGAAGCTGATTATGCTAACTTGCTAATCCCCTTCTCACCTAGTATGTCTCAAGCTCAGTATGACTTCTATAAATCAGAAGCAGAACTTCCAGGCTTGACCGCTCAGTATTGTAAAGTGCTTATTAGTGCTCTACTACGTAAGAAATCACAATTCGGTTTACCAGAAGACTTTCCTGAAGATATGAAAGAACTTACTATTAACTGGGTTGAAAAAGACTTTACACTTGATGGACAATCATTGTTTAACTTCTTAGATAACGCTATCTGGGAAGAGCTACAAACATCTCGTGCTTGGGTATTCGTTGATTACCCTAAAATCTCTGATGCTGAGTTAGACGAACTCTCACCAGAAGAAAGAATGAAAATCTCACCTTACCCTGTTGTGGTTAAAGCTGAGAATGTTATTAACGTACAAACTTCTGTACATCCTGTAACCCGCGCTAGAACACTTACTCGTGTTGTAACTCGTTATATTGAGGAGAAGTTCAATCCTGATGAACCTTGGCATCCTGATTATGTGGACACTGTGTGTGACCATTACCTTGATGAGTCTGGTAATCTTGTTATGGATTATTATCGTGCCAAAGGCGGTTATCATGATGTTGAAGTCCTTAATGGTGAAGTGACTCAAGAATATGAAGACCATATCACTGGCGACAAATCATTCGAGAAGTTTGATACTATTGTACCTATGATGAATGGTGAACGCATCTCACGTATTCCTGCTTGGCCTTTGAATGGTCAGATTGAACCTATTGAACCAGTACTTATGCCTTTGATTGACCGTGAAGTTGCTTTGTATAACAAAGTATCTCGCCGCAATCACTTGCTATATGGTGCTGCTACTTATACACCTATCGTTAAGTCTGATATGACTGACGAAGAGTTTGAAGAAGTAGTTAATGCAGGTTTAGGTACTTGGTTACGTGTACGTAAAGACGAAGATATTTCTGTACTAGAAACACCTACTGCAGCACTTTCAGATATGGACAGAGCTATTACAGCTACCGTAGAAGAAATGGCTAAGATGGGCATTCGTATGTTGTCTCCAGAGCAAGCAGCTTCTGGTGTAGCATTAGAAATCCGTAACTCATCTCAAACAGCACAACTAGGAACTCTTAACGCTAAGATTTCTGGTACTATGCAAGAAGTAATTGCATTCATGATTAAGTGGAAGTATGGTATTGACATGTCAGGTAATGACATCATGTTCCAACTTTCCTCAGACTTTGCAGCTACCGTTGGTGGTGAAGGCGCGATGCGTCTTGTGTCTGAGTGGTATCAAAGCGGTATTATCTCTCGTGAAACTTGGCTCAACATTGCTAAGTACAACGACTTCTTACCTGCTGATTATAATGATGATGCAGCTATAGAAATGATTCAAACAGACCCACTCAATCCTGCTAATCAACAGCAAGATGACGATGTGGATGTAGAAATCTAAAGGAGGGGTGGCCTTAGGGCCGCCTCTAACACCCTAACTACTCATTGGAGTACTAGATGAATATTAACGATAAGATTTATGATAACATCGTTGACCACATGACTGATGTGCGTTTATACGAAGAAGGTGTACAAATCCAAGGAAGACGCTCCTTGAAGAGACACCGTAAGAATTTAAGAGACCTTTTGCGTGGGGATATCAGAGCAGATGTTTCTAAGGAAGTATCTCGCTACGGGAAGGAACTCAACTCTAATCTAACGAATAGCGTTAAAGAGTTCTCCGCAACGCAACTGGACTTTCAAGCGGACAACCTCTATAAAGAGACCCGAAAGTTTTATAAGACATCAAGACCAAGAACTAAACAATTACTAGCTGAAGTAACTGGCCCTAACATTAAAGGCCCAAAGAGCATTAGCAATAACGTGAAGAATATATCTTCAGGTGAGCTTGTTCGTATTCAGCAGAAAGTAAAGTTTGGTTTAGCTAATGGTCAATCTCAGAATCAAATAATTGGCGAGGTCATGAAGACCACCAAGATTACTGAGCATCAAGCTAGAACCCTAACTAGGACTTCTATTACTTCTACGCAGACATTAGCTGTTCAGAAGACGCTTGAAGCAAACAAAGATTTAATTAAAGGATATATGTTTACAGCTATATTGGATAGTCGTACTAGTCCTATATGTTCTCATCACAATGGGAAGGTATATGAAGTAGACGATAAAAGATATACACCACCTCTACATTGGAACTGTCGTAGTTCTATGGTGCCTGTACTCAAGTCTAAAGAAGAACTCCTTGAATCTGACTCTACACGAGTTAAGAAGAAAGAGTTACAGAAGGTAAAGCCAGAACGTCTTAACGGTGTTCAGCCAAAGCGTGAAAGCTATGGTGCATGGCTACAACGTCAA